TTGCACACACTGACTGCAATGCAGATTTATGGAGTTGATGAACATGAGGTCACAAAAGAGCAGCGCCAGATTGCTAAATCTGCGAACTTCGGTCTTTTGTATGGATCAGGAGCCAGAGGATTACGCAACTATGCAGCAAGCATGGGGATACAAATGGATCTTGATGAGGCAGCGGAGGTGCGGGAAAAGTTCCACGCAGCCTATACAGGAATCAGCCGGTGGCAACGCAAAAATGCTCAGGCAGCTGATGCTTGTAAAGCAAATGCTGCGATCCGTATTCGTAAGTCGCAGTTGCGGCGGTTTCTTCCGGGTGAGCACAACAAGCTGACTACTCGTTGTAATACCCCGATTCAGGGGGCGGGTGCGGCGGTGTTGAAGCGGACGCTGGGGAAGTTGTGGCCGCTGCTGCGCAAGGAAGGTGACGAGATGGTGCAGCTTGCTGGTGTGGTCCACGACGAGGTGATCTTGCTGGTGCGGCAAGATCAGGCCGAGAGGTGGGCGCTCCAGTTGGCTAAGACGATGGAGGAGGCTGAGGCGGAGTGGCTTGGGGTGGTGCCAGCGCTGGCTGAGGCGCATGTTGGGGAGTCTTGGTTGGAGGCTAAATGAGGCCCAAGCCGTTGCGGTGGTATGTCGTCGTAATGCGGTGCATTGGGGGTCCGCTCCATGAGTACAAGGTGGAGGCGGAGGATGCGTCACGGGCGTACCAGCAGATACAGCAGCTGTTTCCGGGTAAGACTGTGGTCAGAATTGCGCTGGCACCACCGGAATTTGATGGCGAAAACTGGTAGGGAGATCATCATGGAGCGGCTGTACGCGGCCATTCGCCGTTCTCGAACAGCGGATATTCAGCGTGCAGCCATGTTTCTGGAGTGGGCGTATGAGGTCAGGTTGGGATCGAAGCGCCAGCGGGCTGTGGCGAGGCAGGCGCAGTCGGAGGCGTGGAAGAAGAAGGTCGACGCCCCAGCCCGTTGGTAGTGCTACTATGTAGCAGAGTAGACCGCACGGGTATGCCGCTTAAGCACGGGAGCAAGTTCTATTGCCAGGTCTTGTTGGACCCGAACAGGTATGGGCTGGTGGTGAAGCTGGCTGAGAAGGAGAACAAAAGACCCACGGCGTTGATGAGGGAGATGATTTATGCGGCGTTGGAGAAGATGTCGTTGACGTCGGATTACAAGGCGGCGGAGGCGGCGGACCATGCGATGTGGGCGGAGTCGGTAAAACGACGAGTAGAAGGCAGGCAACGCTCCAAGCAACAGGGGGAGTCATGACGCGGTACGTGATCTTGTGTGGGGACAAGTACGTGGCGGCGGCGCAGCCCGACACGAGGAAGATTTTGTTGACCGAGGTGCGGGAGGATGCGGGGTCGTGGTCGACCTACGAGCGCACCATCAAGGCGGCCAGGTTTGTAGAGGACGTTACTCGCGTTCCGGTGATCGTGCAGGCCGTAGAGGAGCCTGACTACCCGAAGTCCTGGAATGTCGGTGACTAAGCAGTGGGTTGAGGTGGAGGTGTGGTTGCCGGGGCGGGGGCCGTTGCGGACGCTTGTGCCGGGGGAGAACTGGGAGGAGGCGCGTACCCACGCGGAGCGTAAGTACAAAGGGTGTCTTGTGCTGGCGCCGGGCCAGGTTAAAAAGCCGGAGCTGGCGCGATCCAGGAATGGGGCGGAGAAGGATGCCCGGGCAAGATTGCGGAGGCTTCAGCAGGAGTCGCGGTCGTAGCCGCAGATTTCGGCGAGGTTGTTGGCGGCCTCGCGGATGGCCCAGTCCGTTTTTGTGCGCTCCTTGAAATAGAGCTGGTTCAGTAACAGGGCCGCTTTCAGCAGTTCGTTGAACTGGCGGGAATCGTGAAGCTGGTGCAGGAATTTGTCCTGGGCGTGCTGCGTGAGCTGGTGCTCCAGGCGGGGTTCGAGGGGGTTGTTCATGTCAGACAGGGTGGATTTGGAGGAGCCAGCCGGAGTCCGGGCCGTCGATTAGCCAGCGGGGCAGCCAGTTCTTGCGGGAGTATGCAATGTTGGCGCCGCCTTTGTTGCTCACGTAGCCACCTTTTACGAGGTCGGCTTCGCCGTTGGGGTCGTTGTGGATGAAGTGCGTGGGGGTGAAGCCGGTGACGACGCTCCAGTGGCCAGAGCCGTTTGGGGCGGAGACGGGACCGCGGTGGAGCCAGCCGACTGGGGTGGGGCGGCCTTTTTCGAGTTGCTCCTCCAGGGTGGAGGCGGTGGCGTCTTGGATGAAGGTGGCGGCGAGGCCCAGGGAGCGGAGGGTGCTGAGTTGGGCGGATACGTTTGTACTATCCCCGTATTTGCGGCGGACGACGTTGTAGGCGTCGTCGTTGCCGATCTTGCCCCAGTAGCGGGCGACCATGGCGCAGCTGGAGCTGAAGCACTCGCGGTAGCCGGTGCCGCTTTTGTTGTCGAGCTGGTATTCGTAGGGGACTTTGAGGGTGCGGGTGCCAGCCGTTTCGGGTTTGGCGGCGTGCTGGTTCATTAGCTTGACCAGCTTTTCGGAGTAGGTGGGGTCGGTGGCGTAGCCTTGCTTTTGCAGCATCCGCGCGGCGTCTTCGCGGGAGGCGGCGTTGTTGACGCCTTTGTAGGTTTTGAAGTCTTTGTACCAGTGGTCGACGAGATAGCAGACGCAGGTCTGGATGTCGGGGAAGTCGATGAAGGAGTCAGTGATGGTGACCCACTGGTTGTTGAGGAATTCTTGGGTTTTGGTGGCGGTGCCTTCGCCTTTGAGGCCGAAGAAGTTGTTGCGGCCCGAGGTTTTGGTGCCGTGGGCGGATTCCAGGGCCCATTGGGCGGCGACCAGTTCGGGGAATTTGGCGCCAGCGATGCGGGCGGCTTTGATGATGCCGTTCCAGTCGTTGGTGATGGCCAGGATTTTGCCGCTTTGGCTCCAGGTTTTGAACCAGGGCTGGTTGCGGTTGAGGAGGTGGGGGTCGGCTTTGTGGATGGCTTCCTGCAGTTCTTGCAGGGCGGCCATCTGGTGGGGGAGGGCGCGGTAGAACCGGCACAGATCCAGCAGACGGAGGGAGGAGGGGTTAGTCACGGCGCCAGGGGGCGTGGATGGACATCGGGCCGCCGAGCTTCTGGGACTCTCCGGTCTGCAGCTCGGGATCTATGGGGTGGTCAATGATCGTGGGAGAGTCGGTGGGTGGGGGCTGGCTGTTGTGCCAGGCGGTGATTTCCGCGTCGACCTTGGCTGGGAGCGTGCGCTCGAACCACCATTTGCGGATGGCGAATTCGAGGTCACGCTCCAGGGCAGGTTTGCCGAAGCGGATCAGCCCTTTTTTGTTTTGACGAGATTGAGGATTTGGAAAACAAGTTGGACGATGCTGTTGCTCCTGAGGGGAGACAGGGCGATCAACTCGGAGGCGGCGGCGACCACGATCCAGAAGGCTGGGTGGGACAGGAAGTCCATGAGATGTAGTAGGGGACTTTTCTGTGTAAGTCTAACTGGGGTGGCAAGGTTTTTAGCAATCGTGTTGTTTCTGTCGCTACCGTTGGGGTAGCTGCTGCGCGGTGTGGATTACATCGACGAGCAAGATGGGTTTGTGCGTAAACGCGAGGCTAAGGCCAGATTTAGAGAGCAGATATTGAAGGGCTGGGACTACAAATGCGCGTATTGCCGCGAGCCGCTTGGGAAGTCGGGCACGTTGGATCATGTGCGCCCCAAGTCGAAAGGCGGTGAGACTGTGCCATCGAACTTGGTGGCGTGTTGCCTGTCGTGCAACACCCGGAAAAGTTCCAGTGAGTGGTCCGAGTGGTTTCGGATGCAGGAGTTTTGGGAGCCGCATGTGGAGGATGCGATCCAGTGGTGGCTGAGTCAGTGACTGGCCTGGTTTGGGGGGAGCCAGCCCATGGATTCGGCGTACATCATGGCCATCCACAAATCTTCAACATATCTACAGGATCCGCGGGTGCAGATGCGGTAGTAGATGTGGCCGTCGTCGTTGCGGAGGGTGTCGAGGTGGAAACTTTGGCCCAGGTCTTCGGTAGCGATTACTGAGGACATGATGCGGGACGGGTTTCCAGCACGGTAACTCGTTGCTCCACGTGATTGAGGCGGGTGAAAGTCTCCTTGCGGTCTTCTTTGATGTCGGTGTGGAGCACCTCAAGCTGGGTGGCGATGTGCTCGACGGCAGCGGTGAGGCGGATCACTGCGTCACGCGCTTCATCGTTGCGCTTGCTGAAGCCCATAGCGCCCATCGCAGCCACGCTGATGGAGGCGCCAGCAACAGCAGCGATTAGCTCAATCATGTATCAAGTTTAGCGGCCTTGACCCCGGCGGGGTTTCTTGCCACGGCGGCGGGGGCGGCTGTTTTGGCCGTAACCGATGCTGGTTGTCTTGGGCGGGCCGGGTTGGTGCTCGATCCGCGCTGTGCCGGTTTTGGCTTTTACGACCACGGCGTGCCTTGAGCTTTGCTGGGTGTGCGCTGCTCATTGAGCTGAGCCTGCAGTGCCGCTTCAATCTCGGCAACCTTCTCAGCGCCAAACTTGTCCTTGACCCAGCCGATGACCATTTCTTCGGTCAGGTCAGCAAAGGGAATCATGTCCTCTTCAGGCCGCTCGAAGCCGATGGAGCCGTAAGCACCAGCGGAGTAGGTGCCGTCATTTGCATCGACGGTGTAATGCGCAGTGATTACCAGCCCGTCAGCGGTTTCTCGTTCAAGCTGGGCGATGTGCCAGGTGTAGGTGGTCACGGGAGCTGTGGACTTAGGCATAGGACTGGTGGTGATAGGGAAACTGTAGCCGGTGTCAGCAGTGAAGGTGACTACGACTGCTCGCGTAGGAGTTGGTCGAAGAACTCGCAAACAACCCGAGCGGACAGGTAGAACTCACGATTGTTCTGCCCACCCGCAAGGATTGCCCGGAACTCTTCATAGGCAGCTTGAATTGTTTCTTTGTCAGGCATAGATGTGGTAATGACTACTGGGCCTCAAGCTCGGCGGCGATGGCGAGGAGTTGGCTTCGTGTTTTTTGTCGTTGCCCACGTCGTATCTCTCGGGCAGAGTACACATCTCCTGCTGGCCGCATTCCTGTCGGAGCTGGTTCATCCGGCACCACTTGATCCGCAGCAGCTCGCAGGGCGGCCACTAGCCCGCTGCGTTCGTAGTAGTAGGGGTTGTCAGCCTCTTTGCAGTAGGCGTCATACACCGCCTGCGCGGCGGGGGAGAGATCAGTCATCGGGCAGGGCCTCCAGGGCGCGTCGGATAACTGCCATGGCCGTTTGATCGTCCGTTCCTGCCTCAACGCAAGCCCAAGCCTGTAGTGCTCGCTCCTTCAAGCTCTGCGGCTTGGGGCGGCGTGCGGCACGGAGTTCTGTGGCAAAACCATGGAAATCCTCGTGCTGCATATACGCACAGCACGCCTCCAGCTCCTGGTCGGCACCCCATTGGGCAGCTTCGGTGGCAACGTAGTCGAAGTATGTCTTTGGATCGTCTTGATACTGATCCGCTTCTTCCCACCATTGTTGCACCAGCTCCGGCGGTGGCGCAATGAGTTTCGGGTAGTCTTGGGTCATCGTCGATCCTCCAATCGGCGGTCATGGGGCGGGCAGGTAGCACTGCGTCGCTCCACCACCATACCATGTGCTACAGTGCTTGGGCTGACCAGAAAGCAGCAACGCAGCGGTCGTGATATTCCGTTGCACAGGGGGGCAGGGGTGAGATCCTGTCCCTTTTTAATGCTGAGCAACGCGGCGATACTCTTCAAGGAACTCCTCACCCATTAGCTCCACCAGTTGCTCATGGGTGACGTTGTTGATCAGGCGAAGACATTCCCTGAAGCGCCACTCATTTTCCTCTGGCGTGATTTCCTCGGGCATTGAAGTGAGTAGGACTACACGCCTTCAAGGGCTGCAACTTTGGCCTCAAGGGTTTCGATCCTCTCCATTGCTTCCTGCAGCGCCTTAACTGCCTTCATGTAGAGCACCGAATAGTTGACGCTCTTGGTAACGGTGCCAAGGTCGTTGCCTTCTGCGTCACGGTCAGGAGATTCGCTGACGAGGCCAGGGGAGACGAGTTCAACCTCTTGGGCGATGAGACCGATTTGGGTGTGGGTGCTGTAGCCAGTATCAGCTTTCAGGTTGTAGTTACGGACTTGGAGAGCCTTCAGGTCGTTCCACTGAGAATTAGCGTCAACAATATTCTCTTTTAGCTTGATGTCAGATATTGCGCCATAGGAATTATTGGTATTTTCAACATCTCCATCACCCATAAATCTGACACTGCCAGCATTTCCGTAAAAACGCGATAACTCTTGAGTCCCGTCAAAGTTTCCGCCTTGATTAAAATATCCGCTTGGATACAGGGCAAAACCTGTGTTAGTAGTGTTAATTGTTCCAGTAGTTGTTCCGACATAAAGACGTCCCGTACTGGTAATCCTCATCCGCTCCGTCGGGCTGCTCGCTCCGTCGGCGGTAGTGGAGAACACTAGGCGACCCGGCATGTCATTGGTGCCGGGGGTGCCGTCTACTTGGGCTGCAATTCGTGCTGCATTAACAAAATTAGTCCCGTCCGCTCCTCTGAAAAGAAGTCCGCCAAGGGTGTCGCCATCATTGACCACCGTATTCGTGCCAATAGTTGCACTTCTAGACTTACCTAGAAAGACAAAAGAACCGGTGTCTGCAGCCGTGTAGCGATTAAGAATGATTTGATCGCTGCCGCTATTTACAGCAAGACCAGCATTTGCTCCAGAAGTCTGAATCGAAGTTGTATCAAAACTAGTAGACGTGCCAACTAAGAGCCTGCCAGAGCTGTCGATGCGGGCGCGTTCGGAGTTGTCAACATTGAATCGAATTGCACTTGAAGCAGCAGCAGCAGTTGGATCAACATCAATGTTTAGAACGGCTCCATCAACGTAGATTTGGCTGAAACCTGTCGAATCAGTTTCAGTTAGACGTACAGAAGGGGTTGTTCCAGCAATTTCAAGATTTACGCCAGGGCTAGTAGTGCCAATCCCTACGTTGCCTGAGTTTGTAATCGTTAAACGTTGTTGCAATCCACTGCCCGTTCCCGGATTGTCTGGGCTAGTCCAAAAACCCAGAGCCATTCCTCCATCTGTATCACTGCCATAGGTCTCTGTAGCTTCTGCGGTAATCGCAGCGCCAAATTTTGGACTTGTAGTCGTAAATTCGGGGTCAGTACTGCCAAACTTAATTGCCGGGGTGTACTTACTTGTTGTATTGGCAGGGCCACATATCAGCTCTAAACCGGACCCAGATCCATCAAATGATGCGGCACCGTTGGTTGTGTTTGCAATCCTGATTAAGGAAGAAGTGCTCGTTCCAGAAACATGTAACAACGTGCCAGGGCTACTAGTCCCCAGACCTAAGCGGCCACTGGAGTCCAGGCGCATTCGCTCTTGCAAACCTGAGCCGCCGTTATATCTAAAGACTAATGCGTTACTCCCGTCATTGTAAATCTGACCATAGTCAGTGCCGTCAACTTTAAAGAATATGCCTTCGTTCGTGTATGTTCCCGCTGAACTAGAGGCTATTTCGACTGCGGCGTCCTGGGCATTGACCACAAAAGTACGACCAGGACTTACCGTGCCAATTCCAACACGGTTATTCGTGGCATCCAGATAGAATGTATTGGTGTCAATACTAATATTGCCGCTTGCATCAATTTGAAAGCGGTTAACCCCATTAGTTGAGATGGCTACTTGGTCGGCGCCGGGGCTGTAGATGCCGGTGTTGGTGTCGCCGGTGAAGGTGACAGTCGGTGCGCTGGCAGTTCCAAGGGCATGGCTGAAGATGCCGGTGGTCTGAACTGTTTGGCTGCCGAAGTCCGGGCTGATCTTGGTGCCAGCGATGGCGGCAGAAGCGTTTACGTCGGCATTGACGACGACGCCGCTGCTGATGGCCGTGACGCCCGTGTTGCTGATTGTGACATCACCAGTCACTGCAACGCTGGTGGCAACGTTGCTGCTGTTGCCAACGAGGATGTTGGCGCTGGTTAGTGTGGCCAGCTTGCTGTATGCAATCGCAGCGCCAGCATTGACATCGGCATCGACAATGGTGCCATCAGCGATCATCGAGCTGGTCACTGTGCCGGTGTCGCCAACCGTGACGACGTTGCTGCCGCTCTTGGTCAGCGCACCAGTCACGGCAACGCTGCTGTCGAATGTGGCGGCGCCGGTTACGTCAAGCGTTCCAGGGATGTCAATGTTGCTGGCCCATTCGACGCCAGTGCCAGCCGCGTCAGTCTGCAGCAGTTGACGGGCAGAACCATCGGCCAGTTTGCTCACGGCAATTTCAGCGCTGCCGCTAATGTCTGCATCGACGATGGTGGCATCAGCAATCATGGCGCTGGTGACCGTGCCGCTGTCGCCAGTGGTCACAACCGTGCCGGATACGTTCGGCAGTGTGATGGTGCGGTCTGCTGTTGGGTCGGCAACTGTCAGCGTGGTTTCGTTACCATCAGCGGTGCTGCCTTCAAAAACCAGCGCCACGTTCTGGCCCAGCTCCAAGTTGCCGGTCATCGTGCCGCCAGCCTTGGGTAGCTTTTCAGAGTCCACTTCGGCAATGGCCGACTGGACGTTGGTTGCGGTGATGTCGCCAGTGGGCGAGAACTGCACGTTGCTGGCGAGCTGTGCCGTGACAGTTTCTGACACCTCCAGCAGCACCCAGCTTGTGCCGTTGCTCAGCAGGATGTCGGGCGGTTCCAGCGTGACGGTCGGCGCTGGTGCTGTGCCTGTGCCTGTCTGGCTGACGACGACGTAGTAGGAGCGGTTGCTGGCGCCAGCGGCAGGCAGTGCCGAGCCTGATACAAGGCCAATCGCAGCACCGTCAGTCGTTACCGAATCAACTTGGTTGACGCTGGCGTCGTAGGTGCCAGCAAAAACAATTTCACCGGCGCTGATGCCGACTGGCTGGTAAACGTTGCCGTCCCAAAGGAACAGCGTGCGCTCAAGCGGATTGAAGAAGAATTGACCGATGTGCTCCGCTGCGGGCGGGCTGTTGCCGATGGTGGTTGTGGAGTAGTCAGAGAGCTTGGCTGCCGTAATTGCATCGGCGGCAATACGGTCAGCAGGCAGCGTGCCACTGGTCAGCAGTGCTGCGCTGTGGTTCGGCAGGTCAGTGTCAGCCAACGCCGTGCCAGCGGTGACATGCCCCTGCGCGTCAAAGGTGATTTTTGTGTAGGTGCCAGGCGTAACAACGTTGGTGTGGTTGAGGGCGCCAGCACCTGTGACTGCCAAGCCGGTGCCGGGCGTGACAGCACCAATCGCGCCAGAGGTGGCAGCAGGCAGGTCCGTTGAAATGATTGTCCGCCCGCCATTGATCAGACCCTTGGCGTCGTAGGTGACAACGTGGTGGGTGGAGCTGAGCGTTATGTCGTTATCGACTTCAAGCCGATCGCCATCCATCCGCAGACCTTCGCCGTTGACGGCAATGGCGCCCTTAGTGGTGGTTGTCGGAACGGGCAGGTCAGTGCCGACGATGGCGCGGTAACCAACAGCGCCAGCAGAGCCGGTTGGGCCTGCGAGAAACTCAGCAGAGCCGGTCGTGGCATCCAGCGATGTGCCAACGGTGGCAGTGTCGCCGCTGGTGCTGACCGTGATATTGACGATGCCGGTCGTGTCAGCCGTAATTGTGTTAATCGAGCCAGCGGCCTTGGCAGCGTTCCATGTGCTGTTTTGCCAGAGGTAAACCTTGGCATTGTCAGTGGTAAAGCCAAGCTGGCCGACAAAATCGCCCGTGACGGCCTGCAGCGCCGTCAAATTAGCAGCAACAATGCAGGTGCTTTGGTCGGCAAGTTTGGCGGCGGTTACAGCGTCGGCACCAATCTTGGTGGCAGTGACAGCGTCAGTGGCCAGCGAGGCTTCAACGATTGAGCCAGCAGCAAAGCTGATCTTGGCGCTAGGGATTTCGGCATTGGCAATCAGGTCGGCGCCATACGCAATCAGGTCGCTGACCGTGATTTTCTTGGTTTCGCTAGCGCTGATGTCCGCGACAGCCAGCTCGTCTGCGGCTACAAGGTCAGCGCCAGCAAGAGCCTGCAGCTCTGAAATTTTAAGGTCCGCCAAGGGTTAGTCCTCCTGTTCGAGCAGCAAGTAGGAGCTGCCATCTTGCTCAAGCTCAAGTCTATCGCCGTTTTCCTGCAGCAAGTAGTTGAGTTGTCCCAGGCCAACCTTGAGGCGGATGGGGCCTGTCGTGACAAAATCAGCCGTTACTTCAACGATCGAGCCGGGCTGGAACGCAACGGCGGCGTTGGTGATGATGCCGCTGATACTGTAGTAGATTCTATCGTTTAGCTCCTGCTGGTTGCCGGTTGGAGAATACTCATTGACCTTGACGAACAGTTCAGCATCAAACTCGCTGCCTACTTCGGTGCGCAGGATCAGTTGCAGCAGGTAGTTGCCCGTTTCCGCAACGGTATCAAGGTAGTCCCAGTGGCAAGAGATGGTGCCCGAGCCGGACATCAAGCCGCTGTATTGGCTGCGGAACTCTTCCGACAGCGCCGTCACGTCGATGGCTTCACGGTTGGTGTTGACCTCGTAGGACGTAACTGCACCAAGCAACCGGCTGTTGGCGTTTTCCACCTTCACGCGGATGGGAATATCGGCGGCGATGGCGTCGAGCGTGATGGCTGTAGACAGCTCGCCATCAAGGGAGGCAGCAAAGTTGTTGTAGAGCCGGATACCGCCTAGGTCATCGACAAAGACAAACCACTTGCCGCTGCTTTGTTTGGTGCTGTTGGCCCAGCCGTCTGTGCCAACAAAATCAAGGTCTACGCCACTGGTACTGGTAATTTCAACCTGGTCGCCGCTGATTAGAAAGCCAGTTTCAAAGTCAAAGCTGAAGCGGCGGCGGCTGACGTTGATGTCACTGGCATTGACGACAGACAGCTTTTCGCCTTCGCTGCTTTTGCGGCGGAGGGCGACGCGACCGTAAGCGCCAAGGTAAGTGGACATTAGATGGCCACCCCAGTTACGGCGCCAGTGCCTTGGAAGCTGATTTGAGCGCTGACCACTTCACCGACGTTGACGCCATAAGACGCGCTGGTGATGAAGGCGTTGATGGTGATGGTCTTGCTACCGAGCGCCAAGACGAAGGCGATGGGGGAAGTGCTGGGGGCGCCAGTGCTGATGACGCGCTTGACCTGCGTGGCGGCATCGTTACGGGCGGCGGCGTCTTCGTAGTACAGCAGCGTGGCTGAGCCGCTGTATGAGCGGATGCCGGGCGTGTAGCTGCGGTCGTTGTCGCCCAGCGTGGTGGTCTCCAGCATCTCAAGGTCGGCCTGCAGGGACCAGTTGGTCACCTTCACTTGCGTGGTGCCAGCGATGCTGAGGCTGCCGTCTTTGCCGGTGTAGAACTTGCTCATGGTTTCATTTTAGATGACGCCCAACAGCTCGACTGTTACACTGCTGCGCCCTGGCTTGACATTGGTGACGGCGGGCGCTTGGCTGTAACGCCAGCGCAATCCTGTTGGCGCGTCGATGGCGTCGCGGTTGCCGCTCCAGCCGGTGAACGACTGGTCGGGCAGTGTGAAGGTGGTAAAGGTGCCCTTGGTTTCGTCGAAGTGGTCCAGAAATTGTTCGGCCTGCGCGTCGGTGATATTGTCAAAACTCAGCGATAGCGCCAT